CGGCAGATATGACGTACCGGGACTGGTACGATAAATACGTCAAAGGACACGCGGATGAGCTGCTGGCGGAGCAGAAGTACAAAAACGGCATGTCCGACGCGAAGCAGTATGAAAAGTATAAAGCCACGCTCGGCAAAAAGGCCCCGCGCAGCCTCGACCAGTTCCAAAACCTGAAATACGCCGATCCGGTCGCATGGGATTCACTGAAATCTCAGTATCGCAGCCAGAACTACAAAGACCGGAAAGCCGGGAAATAAGCCGTTTTAAACGCCTTTAAAGGGCGTTTTTAATTATATTAAAATTCAGAAAAGGAGTCATCCAAAATGAGAAAAAACAAGTTCTTGAAGTATGGCATCCCCCGTTACTGCTGCTTTTCCGGAGGCGGCGCGGCTCAGACCGCCGATCCCGCGCCCACCGATCCCACACCCACCGATCCAGCCCCAAAGGCAGCCGACCCCGCGCTGAAAGCCGCTGATCCGGCATCGAAGGAGCCGGGAAAAGCGGAACCGGCAAAAGGAGCGGAAAACACCTACACCACCGAGCAGCTGGAAACGGAGAAGCAGAAAGCCGCCACTGCCGCCGTTGAAGCGTACAAGAAGCATCTGGACGAGGCGAAGGACTTCGAGAAGATGACCGACGCCGAA